ACGAACTCCGTGTCGATGACCGCGAAGTTCGGCACGTTGTTGGCGAGCGACCTCGAGGTGACCGACCGCGCGAGGGCGCAGAAGCCGGGGCGCGCGGTCGAGGGGACCAGCACCGCGAGGCCGTTGTTGAGCGCGCTCTCGACCTCGGTGGCCGTGGGCTGATCGAGGGCCGCGGTTTGCGCGAGGATCGTGGCGAGCTGGCATCCGTCGAGGTTGGCCGCGGGGTCCGCGCTCTCGCCGACCAGCGACCCGCCGACGCTGCCGTCACCCGCGAGCCGCGCCGCCGCGAGCACCGCGGCGACCTCGGGGCCAGGCACCTTGGAGGCGAAGTGGAAGCCCACCTGCAGGCGCGCGGCGTTCTGCCCCGTCGCGAGGGTGATGGCGTTCGCCAGCGTGTCGATGGTCGCGCCGATGCCCTGCTGACGAAGGCCGACCGTGACGCCCGCGAGCGCGTCGAGGTGCGTGGCCAAGCGGGTCAGGTTGGTGCCGTCGTTGGACGACACCACGATGCGGTTGTACCGCTGCGACGCGATGGCGGTGATGACGTTGGCGATGCTGTCCGCGGTCGTGCCGCCGGACAGCGGGAACTCGGTCCCGATGACCGACCCGATGGACGTCCACTGGCCCGTGGTCGCGCCGGGCGAGGTGGTCGATGACCCGGTGATGCGGAGGGACACGGTGCCCAGCACGAAGTACGCGTCGACGATCAGGCTGTTGCCGCGCAGGCCCGCCATCTTGGCGGTGAAGGTCACGACGCCCGCCGCGAACTGCGCGTAGTACGGCAGATCGGCGGCGTCGTTGACGGCGGTGGCGACGGCGGTGGCGATGACGGTCGGCGTGTCGCCCGTCGAGACAGCGACCTCGATGGCCTGGTCGCAGAGGAGCAGCCGCACCGTGAACGCCGCGGTCGCGGTCGTCGCGAACGTCAGGTCGGCAGTCGCGGCCGAGCCCGCGCTCACGGCGTTGGCCGCGAGGAAGAGGTTAGCCGCGGGGTACTGCGCGAAGACCGCGCGCGCCATGCGGTGAAGCTCGGAGCCCTGGCCGCAGAGGGTCAGCGCATCGTCGACCGACGCGCAGAACGTCGGGGTCGCGAGGGGCATCGTGCCGTCCGAGACGTCGATCGTGGGCGCCGAGTCGCTGATGGCGACCTCGAGCTTGTTGCCGATGAGGAGGATGGACTCCGGTGCAGCGCCCGCGCTGGTGCCGGGGCCGCCGAGGATGACGTTGAGGTAGACGGCCGGCGTCTTGGTGGACGCGCTAAGCCCGGGGATGCTGATGCTCATGAGTGCTCCTGCTCTGCGACGAGCGTGATGTCGCCGCGCAGAATGGCGCGGCGGTAGTGTGTGTGGTCGCGGACTAGCTCGCCGCCGGGGAGCGCCACGCCGCTCTTGTCGCGCGCCGCGAAGCGACCGCGGACAGCGATGCCGCGAGCGTCCACCAGCGAGAAGAGACGGCCCTCTATGGCCTGGATGAGTAGCATCATGGGTTGGGCTCCGAGGTGAACGGCGAGAGCGGGTTGGACGTGTAGCCGGTGCCCGTCAGGTTGACGTCCCCGACGATGGGGTCGAGCAACGGAAGCGCCGCGCCGGGGTCCGCGTTGGCTGCTAGCGGGAGGTCGCGCATGGCCTCGACCCGCGCGGCGTAGGCGTACACCACGCCCGCCTCGACGAGCTCGGGGGTGATCGAAGAGACTCGCGTCGGGCGCTCATTGTAGAGCCCTACGACCAACAACCCGTTGGTCGCGCCCATCGCAACGTCCAGGAGTTGGAGGATGCCCGGTGCGCCGACCGCGCTGGCGTTGATCGCATCGTCGATCTCGCGAGGCTCCTCGCTCACAACGATGACCGACCACGTTGCGACGCCGCGGTCCTCGATGCCCGCCATGAGGGTGTTCACGATGCGCGTCGGCACCTCGCCGTCGAAGCGGAGCAACACCGCAGGGTACTGCGACCCGCACACGCGCGACAGCCCCTCCCGGGTCACTGGACCGGCGTAGCGGGTGGCGACGGCGAACGGGAGGATCGCGGTCTGCGGGGCCGCTACGCACGCCGTCAGAGCGGCCAGGAGGGCGGTGTCGATGGATGCGAGCGTAGTCACAGGTTCTCGATGGCGCCCACCATGGACGCCTCTACGATGCGGGCGACAGTATCACCCTCCGCGGCCCACGGGGGGGAGACGCGGTAGGAACCCTGCCTCGTCTTGTCCGAAAGGAACGGGTACGGCCTGTTGGGCCTCCCAGTGCGGTGGTTGATGCTCGTGCCCTGGTCCACGTAGGACCCGTAGTGCATGCCGCCGTCGACGCGGATGGTGTACCCGCCCTCGAAGCTGCCAGCGGTGAACTGGTACTCGGTGTTTCGCTGCAGCCGGTACGTGCGGTTGGTGTACGGGTGGTTGGCGCGGGCGTACCACGCGACCAGACGACCGCCGCCCGCGAGCGCCGGGGGGAGCGAGCGCACGACCGCGGAGCGCATCGCGTCGATGCTAGCGGCGAGGCCGAGCATCAGAACATGCCCGTGACTTTGTAGTCGGCGACGCGGCCCCAGACGTTCGTCTCTTGCCCATCGGGCGCGAGCGCGTTGTTGACCCGCGCTCGAGGGTTGGGCGGCGCGTTGGTCGAGCCCGCGGCGCGGGCGTCGGCATCGCGGTTGAGTTGCTTGATGAGCTCGCGGGCGCGCTTGCCCTGCTCGGCGAATGCGCCCGACTCATCCCAGACTCCGTGACGGCGCGCGGCGATCTCGCACGCGAGGTCCACCACGCACCCGACCATCGCCGGGTCGAGGGTGTCGGTCGTCGTGTAGATGCCCGCCGGGAAGGCCACGCGCGTCATCGTGCGGAAGAGGCTGTTGGCCTCGGCCAGGCACAGGTCGCGAAAGCTGGTGTCGGGGGTCGCGCCGCCGTTCTTCGCGAACAGCCTCGCATACATGGCGGTAGACAGCCGCGCCGTCAGGTCGGTGGAGGTCGCGATCGTAGTCTGTTCAGCCACAGTCGTACTCCCTGCCCTGGACGAAGCCGTCTAGTGCCACGCGCTCGGGGATCTCTTGCCCCGGCTCGTAGGTCACGCCCGCATGGATGGTCACGCGAGCGAAGTAGCGCACCTGCGCCAGAGGTGTCTCTACCTCTGGCGCGGGCGCGACGACAAGCGCCGCCACTGGCTGTGCACGGCGCTTGCTCATGTCAGGACACGCAGGTGGTGTAGAGGAAGCCGGTGGTGGCGCCACCGATCACGAACTCCGAGTCGGAGTGCGAGGTCTTGATGAACACGCCGCCGCGCACGCCGCGGAGGCTGTCGACGATCTCGGTGGTCTCCATCGAGCCGAAGCGGAAGGTGTAGCCGAACGTGCGGGTCGCGCGCGGCGACGGGGTCCGCTCCACGCGGATGAGCGCGGTGGACTTGCCCCAGAGGTAGTCGCTCGAGGCCGACGCGCCTTCGTGCGCCGAGTTGTACTTGGCGCGGCCGATCACGACGTTGTCGAGGCCGAACGCCTCCGCGAAGAGCTGCTCGTTCACGCGGAGCGGCACATCGCCCATCGTGGTCGCGGAGCGCGAGAGGATGTACTGCAGCACCTTCGGGTGGTTGCGGAGCTTGATCCAGACCTGCGCGCCGATCACCATGGTGTTGGGGCGCACGAAGCAGGACTCGATGGCGTCCTCGATCTTCTGGATGGGGTCCGAGGTCGCGACGTCCCAGCGGTCGGCGCCCGAGAGGGCGGCGGTGTTGGAGCCGTAGTTGCCCGACGCGAACGCCACGTCCGCGACCCGCTTCTCACGCGCGAGCATGAGGAAGTTCATCACGATGTCCTGCGCGTAGATTTTGGGCTGGAGCGGCGCATCGGCGTTGGCGATCTCGTCGTTGGAGACGAAGTCCATCAGCGCGTAGTCGCTGACCGCGTAGGTGAGCGACGACTCGATGTTGTACTTGACCTCGCCGGGCATGCCGCGGGGCGAGGCGACCGCGGAGGCCGCGACCTCCTGCATCGTGGTCACCGGGAACGAGAAGATCTTGTCCGAGCGGTGCTTGACGCTCAGGACGGGCAGCACGCTGTCCGCGATGTACTCGCGGTTGTTGTACTGCACCGCCAGGTTGGTCAGCGCGCGGTCGATGTGGACGGCGCTCGGGGAGAGCGACATCAGGTGGGCGGCTTCGGCGGCGCCGATGCCGTGCGATGCGAGCATCGCGGCCTGGAGGTTTTGGATGGAGGTCATGATGGTTCCTGATCAGCCCTGGAGGCTACCGATGCGGATGTCGATGGCGACGCGCTCGCCCGACGAAGCGGACTCCATCGCGTAGCCGATGGTGGCCACGTTGCTGCCCGCGCTCGGGGCCGCGACGATGACGCCGCCGCTCGAGTTGCCCACGGTGAGGAGCTGCCCGCGGGTGATGCTGCCCGCGGCGACGCCGGGGAAGATGCCCGAGGTCACGACGTCCGCGCCGGTCTGGGTCGAGACGACGGCCTGGTGCGACAGGCCGAGGATGGCGATGCTGGTCGGGTCGGGGCTCGCGCCCGCGGGGAGCGCGGCGGCGTTGTCAGCGCCCGTGGCGTTGACGAGGACGGCACCCTCGACCGCGGTGAGCGAGCTCACGGCGAACGGGGCGACAGACTGCGGGGTGCGACGAGAAGTGGTCATGGCGATCAGCCTCCGAGTGCGGCGGTGAGGGGAGCAAGAGCCTCATCGCGGAGATCGCGCGAGGCACGGAGCAGGGCGTCCTTGTAGGTCATGCCGTGCGCCGACATGAGGGCCGCGGCGCGCGAGTCGGCGGCATCGGCGTGACGGACGGGGGTGGCCACGCGCGACACCGGGGCGCCGCCCTGGGGCGACACGCGGGCGCTCATGAGCTTGGCGTCGGACGCGGGCGCCTCGACGGCCGGGAACAGCGCGTCGAAGGTGCCGCGGTCGGCGCGGCAGAGCTTGGCGAGGCGGTCGCGCGAGGCGGCGGGGGCGCGGCCCTCGGCGATGACGCGGTCGCTGCACTGCGCGGCTTCGGCCATCTGGCTCATCTCCATGCGCTCCATCATCGCCTCGAGGGCGGCGATGATCTCGCTGTCGGGGCTGGCCGGGTCCATCTGCATCCTGGAGGCGAGGCCCGCCAGCATGCTCTTCATCTTCTCGGGTTCCATGGTCTTGTCTTCCTTGACCGCAGCGGCGGTCGGTACGTGGACGCTCTCGGGAGCGAGAGACGCCGCTATCGGGTCGCGTGCGGTCAGCGCCGCCATCCCGTCCAAGAACGGCCGGTTGGTCAGCGCGACAGAGGTTAGCTTCGGGCCGATGCCCTCGCCGGATGCGGGGTCGATCGCGCCGAACACCACCGCGGGCGAGCAGTACGCGTACTGCCCCATGCGGATGCGCTCTACGGCCTGCGGGTCGACCCAGTCAACGGAGGCGTACAGACCGGCCTCGCCGCGGTTCTCGAGGTGCGTGATCCACCCGACCGCGGGCGCGCCGTTCTGCATCACGCCGGGTGCCGTTGGCATCTCGCTGGCGTGCTCGTAGTCGACCGGGACGCGACGGTTCTCGGTCGCGTCGAAGTTGCGGATGATCGCGTCGAAGGTCGCCGGGTCGAAGGCGAAAGCGCCCTGCGAATGCCCATCGTAGGTGCCGCATCGCGCCACTTGGATGACGCTCTGCGAGACGGGGTCCGCGGTCATCGTGATCGCGCAAGACATCTGCCGGGAATCCATCTGCTCCACCACCTTCTTCGCCCACGCGTAGCCAGCGTCACCGCCCCACCCGTGCCAGGCTTGCCAGCCCTTGCCCTGCTCATCCCAGGTGCTGCCCTGCTTGTCGATCTCATGGCGGGCGAAGAACGAAACCATGCGCCGCACAGTCTCGGGGGAGAGCGCCTTGCCGTTGGCGAGGTCGCGGGCGCGCGCGATGCCCACGGCCGTCATCCCGCGCTCGCTCGGCGGCTTCGTGGCGCGTACCTCGAGGGCGCGGCGCGCGGCCTCCTGCGCGGCCTTGGGTGGCGTCAGGTCGATCATCGCGGCACCAGGAGGGCGTCACCCGCGAGCGGCTCGGGCAACTGCAGCATCTCGCGTGCATCGCGCTGCGACACCTGGACGCCCGCGCGCACGGCCACGTCGAGTCGCTTGGCGAGCTCGGTGAGGTCTTGCGCCGGGTCGGTGGCGAAGACGATCCGCGGCACAGGCGTCCCGCGCCCGAACATCCTCTCGACCATCGGGCGCAGCAGGTCGCGCCGCAGGGTGCTAGCAACGGCCTCCGCATCGCCGCGGGCGATCATCAGCGTGACGCGCTCGTGCACCTCGCCGAGAGCTCTGTTGCCGCCGTTCTCGCCGACCTCCGCGGAGAGCGTCGAGCCCACGACGGCCTTGCTCATCTCGCCGTTGCAGAGCGCGACCAGGTGCTCGTGCAGCGCGTTGACGTTGGGGGCGTCGAGCACCGTCAGCTTGGTGGTGTCGGGGATGACGATGGAGACCGTCGAGCTCATCGCCTCGATGGCCTCCTGCAGCGCCGTTACGTCCTCGGGGGAGGACCGCACCGGGCTGTCCGGCGTCGAGCCGCTGGAGTACTCGCCAACGCGCAGACCGCGACCAGCCCACTCGGTCAACGCGAGGAGGTCGCGCATGCCGAACTTCTTGAAGAGCGCGTACCAGCACACCGTGCGCCCGATGCCCTCGCGGGTCGGGTAGCCGCCGCGGATGCGCGGCCGGTGCACGATAAACTTGCCGCTCGGGAACACGTCCAGCGGCACGCCCGGGAAGAGGGCGAACGCGCGCTCCGCTGCGGTCTGCTCCGCGGCGATCGCGTAGCCGCTGCCCGTCGCGTCCCAGAGGTGGATGCGCCAGTCGGTCGCGTAGGCGAGGCGCCGCGGGTGGACGAACTCGATCGCCTCGGGGCGCCGGCCGTCAGGCGACCAGATGACCTCTGCGACCGCGCGCCCGTAGTAGACCGCGGTCTGCATGTGGTGGAGGAGGTCGCGGAACGACAGCGCCATGTCGCCGCGCGACTCCAGATCGTTGAGCGCGGTCGTAACGTAGTCGGTGACGCGCTGGTCATCGCCGATGATCTGCCACGCGCTCCCGGCGACTAGCGCCTCGCGTTGGAAGAGCACCGAATGCAGATGCGGGTCGGTCTCGCGGAGCTCATCGAGCACGTCGATCCACTGCCACAGGTAGCCGATGTCGGCCTGTCGCTGGACCGCGGAGAGCGCCTGCGGGGTGAGCGCGGACCCCAGCCGGTACTGGAAGCGGTCGTTGTACGGCGCGCGCGCCAGGAACGCCGATGGCGGCGCCTGTAGGGCGGCGTACTCAGAGCGGGAGAGGGGGGCTACCATGCGCGGCCCTGCGACCGTACCAGCATTGGCCGCGCTTGCAAAGGAGCGATCGGCCTGTCCACCACGAGATCGGTGAGCGCCCACACCAGCGCATCGAGGCGGTCGGGGCTCGAGGTGTCCGTTGCCGGATCCCACCCGGCGCACTGGTCCTCGAGGCGCGCGAGCAGCCCGACGTGGGAGACGCGCCCCTGCTCGTAGAGCGCGGCGACGGGCTCGGCCCGCAACGCCTTGCCGCGGCTCGCACGCACGGCCACGACGTGGCACGCGGGGTCGACGGTGCGCAGGACCGACGCCACAAGGTCGCCGCCGTTGTTGACCTCGGCCACGATGCGGTCGGCGCGATGGCGGCGGTACGCCTCGACCGCGCGCCGCGCCCACTGCTCCGCGGGGTAGGTGCCAGAGAGATCCTCGAGGACGTAGGCGCGCCCGTCGAGGCCGACCCCGGCCACGATGATGCCCGTCTCATCGCTGCCCTCATGCGCGGTCACCGCCGGGTCGATCGCCACGACCACGCGCCTCATGGCGGGCGCGGAGTCCACGCGGGAGGCGTCGAACATCGCCAGCCGCCAGAGCGCGCCGGGGGCATCGTCGAGGATCTCACCGTCAAGCTCTTGGCGCCCCAGGCGGGTCGACCCATAGCGGGCTGTGAGCGCCGCCACGACGCCGGGCGCGAGGTTGCTGGCGTTGTCGGCGGTGCGCCCGCGGGTGATGGCCGTGGTCGCCGATGCGGCCAGGGCGCGGACCAGCGGCGTCGGGCGCGGCGTGGTCGTGACGCAGACCCTCGGGTCGGAGCCGAGTCGGAGGCCCATCTGCAGCTGGTCCCACGCGTCGGGGTAGCGCCACGCCGCGAGCTCGTCGCACCACGCCGCGTCGTGCTGAGGGCCGCGGAGCTGGTCGGGCTCCTCGGCGCTGTAGGTCGTCGCGATCGCCCCGTTGGGCCAGGTCAGCCGGCGCTTGGATGGCTCCCACACCGGGCGCTCCGAGTCGGGGCAGCACGCGAGGATCCCGCTCTCGCCCTCGATCAGCACGTCCCTCACGTCGGCGGCGGTGCGCGCCACCAGGGCCACGCGGCGAGCCTTGCCCGATGCGACGATGGCGCGCACCCACTCGGCGCCCGTGCGGCTCTTCCCCCACCCGCGCCCGGCGAGGATGAGCCAGGTCCTCCACTCACCGACGGGCGGGAGTTGATCCGGGCGCGCCCAGTAGCGCCACAGGTGGAAGGCGCGCGCCCGCTCGGCCGGGGAGAGCTCCCGGCGCAGGTCAGCGGCCCGTAAGGCGGTTGAGCTTGGCGAGCAGGGCGTCATCATCGACCTCTACCGCGACCTTCTCCGCAGCGTGCTCGCCCGTGAGCTTCGCCAGCGCCGTGCGAGCCGTGCCCGCCGCCCGGCTGGTGTCGTTGACCTGCGCCACGGCGCCCTGCGCCACCTTGGCGTCGGCGTCCGACAGCATCGGGCGCAGGCGGGCGAGGGCCACGCGTTGGAGACGGGCGGCTTCGCTCATGACGGCGTCCAGCTCACGCGCGTAGACCGTGGAACGATCTGCCTTCGACGGATGCCGCCGCAGCGCCCTCGCGACGCCCCCTGTCGTGCGCCCGATGGCCTCTGCCGCCCGCGTGAACGACCCGGTGCGTAGGTAGACGTCCAGCGCCACGGCGAGATCGGCGGGGGTGATCGGCGGTCCAGGCATCGTCCAGCCATCATGCGCCCTCCACCTCGAGGCGTCCAGCCGCTACACCCTGCTACACCGCTACGCCCGCTACGGCTGTTTTCCGTGGAGGGGGGGCACATTCTCAGAGCGCCCGCCTACAGCCCACCAGTACACTGCCCTTACATATACGCGGGAGGGTGTAGCGGTGTAGCAGTAGTGATGGAACGCTTGCGGCGTAGCCGTTTGGGCTGCTACACCCTCCCTCCGACGAGGGTGTAGCAGGGTGTAGCGGGTGTAGCGGCGTCACGGATCGCGTTGCCAGATGCGCGCGTTGCGCCCGTCGACCCGCAGCACGTGGCAGCGGTATCCGAGGCGCCGCATGATGCCGCCGAGGCGGTTGCTCTCCCGCTGGCCGGCGTGCGCCAGCTCCATCGCCAGTGCTGCCGTGAGGATGCGGATGGACGTCAGCGCCTTGGCGCCGTCTCCCGCCCGCTCGGGGGCGTCTAGCCACTCGGAGACCCGTGCCTCCCATGGGTCGACCGTGCGAAACTCCTCGGCGGCTTCTCGCTGCGCGGCGTCGGCCTCGGGGGTGAGCCACCACGTTTCGCTCGCGCGGGATGCCGCCACGGCCTCCGCCCAGAGCTGGTCGCGGTCGCGCGCCAGGGCGTCCTGGTCGATGGCGCCGGGCACCCGCACGCACCAGAAGCGCCGGTCGCCGGTCGGGTCGGCCAGGAAGGCGTCTTCGTTGGTCGACCCGACGATGACGTTGCAGCGCGGGTGGCTGCTGACCGCCCGTGCGTAGGCCGCGCGGTACTTGTCCACCTGGGAGCTGACGAACGCTTTGATGCGCCCTGCGTGGGCGCGGCCGGTCACGTGGTCGAGTTCGCCGAGCTCATAGATCCACGCATGGTTGATCTGCATCATGGCGTCCTTCGATTCGAGGTCGACGGCGGTGTCGGCGAACCACTCGCCCCCGAGGATGCGGAAGAAGCTCGACTTGCCGACGCCCTGCGGGCCGACGAGGACCAGGCACGTGTCGACCTTGCAGCCGGGCGTGAGGGTGCGCGCCACGGCGCTGACGAACCACGCCCGGATGCACGTGACATTGATCGGCGTGGCTTCGGCGCGGAGGTAGACCTGCGCCACGGTGTCCAGCCGTTGGACGCCGTCCCAGACCAGCCCCTCGAGGTACTGACGCACCGGGTGATAACTGCGCTCGCTGGCAACGGTGACGATCGCCTGGCACAGCGCGTCGTTAGCGGGCGAGAAGCCGTAGCGGTTCTCCATGTCCTCGCGGATGGCGCCCAGGCGAGCGTCGGAGAGCATCGCGCCCTCGATCTCAGGCGCGACGGTCATCGCGTTGAATCGGAGCGTCGCGTACTCGGGAGCGTGTCGCAGGAGGCAGCACACGTTGGCGAAGGTGTTCTTGATCGCGCCCTTGGCGGTGCGGTGCAGCTTGTCCATCCAGTCCGCTTCGTCGGTCGTGGTCTGCAGGACGTCGATCATCGCCGCTACCGCCGGGGGTTCGAGCTGTCGTCGGACCTTCGCGGCGTACTCCGGCGACAGGCCCGGCGCGACGGAGCAGGCGCTCCTGGCGATGGTCTCGACCTCGGCATCGTCCAGCGGGGGTACGCAGGCGACGGCGTTGTGCGCGGTGAGCGTGGCGAGGATCACGCCGGCGTCGAGTCCCTTCGCCCGGAGCGACCGTCCGAGGGAGAAGAGCGCGTTGTTGCGCCCACCCTCGCCCACGACAGCGGCAACGGCTTCGACCGGCGCGGCGGAACGCTTCGGCGTGGCAATCCGCGCGAGCCAGGCGGGGGGCATCTCGCCCAGCGCCACGCCGTCGGTGGGGTCGCTGGATGCCTCCCAGGAGTACACCCCGCCGGAGACGTGGTTGGACGGCGGGGCCACGACGTAGCCGCCCTCGCCGCGGATGTCGACGCCGGGGGCAAGCGTCGAAGCGGAGTTGCGAACGGTCGTCCCCTCGGGCTCTTTGAGATAAACGTGTCGGCCGCTGCCGCCGGTCTGGGCCTCGACGGTATCGGGCAACGGCCCGAGCTCTTCGACCAGGGCATCCCAGCTCTCGTCGCCACCGTGCCGCGGGTCGATGTCCGCCACAACCAGCCCCTTGCCCGTGGCGATGCCGATGTTGGCGCTGGGCCACTGCCGCCACCAAGCACGGATCTGCGTGGCGTCGAGGGTAGCTTCCTTAAGGCCGGTCTTCGTGCGCGGATGCTTCCCGGGGGAGCTGCACTTCCGGTTGCCACACGAGCACTGGGTGCCCGTGGCGCGGCACTCGTAGATGGGGAACACCCGCCAGCCGCGCGCCGCGTAGGCGAGAGCGTGTTCGATCACTTCGCACTCTCCATCGCGTCACACAGCCACGCCACGATTTCGGCCAGCTCGGACTCGCGGATGGAGACCTGCTTGCCCTTCTCCGGCCACAAGCCATCCCAGATCGCGAGGCGGTAGTACGGTCGGCCGTTGTACTCGTGCTTCGACAGGCGCAGCTCGCCCTTGTCGGGGCGCTTGCGACGGCCGATGATGACGCCCTGCTCGGGCTCTTGGCGCGGTGCGGCCGCGGGGTGTGCGGCCGCGAACTTCGCGGCGATCTCGCGGGGGGTCACTGCGCGGACCCCTTCGTCGGGGCCGATAGGTGCTCTCGGATCAACCGTCGGATGATGGCGGCTCGAGACGTCCCCAGCCGCTCGGCTTCGGCACTGAGGCGGTCACGGTCAATCTGGTCGAGGAGAACGGGGGTAGGCTTCATGCGCTAGACCTACGCCGGACCTATGCAGGTTGTCAACAGGTCAGCGTAGCCACGCCCTGATGGCTTCGACCGTCTCGGGGCGCGCGATGCCTGCGTAGGCGGCGGTTTCCAGCGCGATCTCGTCCACGCCGATGCGGCTGCACATCGTCGCGAGGCCGTGGTCACGGATGGCCCTGGCGATCGTGTCCGACACGCCCGGGTGCAGCCGCCAGCGGTTGCCGTAGGACTCCCACGCGATCATCGGCGCGCCTCTGCGATGGCGGCGCGCGCTTCGGCGACCGACCGCACCGTCGCGACGAAGCCGCCGCGTGCGCGCACCAGGTCGGCCCAGCGCCGCTGGTCGGGCGCGAGCCTCCCCGTGGGCGTCTTGACCTCGAGGGCGACAAAGCGCCCGTCGAGGCACCCGATGAGGTCGGCGCTACCGACCGCCAGGCCGTACACCACGCGCGCGCCGCGATGCATGGCGACCCCGACGTTGTTGCGCCACAGCACCAGCCCCGGCTCCTCCGACAGTGCCAGCCGGATCTCGTCCTGAATCGCGCCTTCGCTCATTGTCCTACTCCCTTCGGCCAGAAGCCAAACTGCTCTTTGAACCTGACGCCCACCCACCCGGGCTTATACCCTCTGGCCCGTGCCGTGGCGGTCAGCGCGTCCAGCACCGTCGCCCGCTCGCGCCGGGTCGCGACCGCGGCGACCGCTACCACGGGGCGCTCCTCGATGGCCGTCGCCGGGGGCGGGGGCCACGGCGCGCCGCAGCGGCACGCAGGGCCTCGCGCGACGCCACGCACGACCGCGCCACAGGTGCGGCACTGGCAGAGCCACTCCCGGTCGTCCGCGGCCCGGCGGTGGATGCCGTCCAACGTGAATTCGCGGTCCTCATCCGGCATCCCATGCTCCCTGACCACGCCCGCGAGGTCGACCACCAGGGCGCGCTCATCGCCGTGGCGTCGCAGCACACGCCCGACCATTTGCAGGTAGGTGCCCTCCGCGCCGCAGCCGCGGGCGAGCAAGCACACCTTTGCTCGAGGTGCGTCCCATCCCTCAGTCAGCACGTAGACGTTCGAGAGCACGACGAGCTCGCCCGCCGCGAACGCGGCCAGCGCGGAGTCGCGCTCGCGGGAGTGCGTCTCGCCGTCGATGTGCGCGGCCATCGGCCCGAGGCGCGAGGCGAACTCTTTGCTCTCGGCCACCAGCCTGTGGAACGCCACGGTCGGCCGGCCGCCCGCGTACTCGCGCCACGCGTCGACCGGGTCCATGGCGAGCGCGGACTCTCGCGTGGTCGCGGCGATGACGTCGCACTCGGCCA